AGACCAGAACCAGGTTCATACGACCACATGATCCGAAAAAAAGGACATAAATGGCAACTTGTTAAGGAAGTGGCTAAAGATATTCCTGTCGGTAAATATAATTACATTGGTTGTGTTGATGATGACTTGATTACTGGATATCAAGACTTTAACAAAGGTTTACAGTTAGCTCAAACATTCGAATTTCAATACTGGCAACTTTCAATGCCACATGATTCTAGTTTAATTTATCAACCACTATTCAATGATCCTACTTGCGATTTTAGTGAAAGCAATTTCATTGAAATGGGTTCTTGTTTCTTTACGGAAGAAAAATTCAGATTTTTGGTTGAATTCATCGGCCATTGGGATTTGGAAATTGCATGGGGTATTGACAAAACATTCTATGATTTGTTCCAGTGTTCATCACATGTTGTACATTCTGGTATGATTCATCAACCATTTAGAGATAGTTACTACGACAAACAAAAGGCTATGGATGAAATGAATGATTATTTGTATAACAAATATCCATCTATACTCAAACAACACTATGGCCGTCAATCTAATTTCATTGACAGACAAGAAACATTAAGAAAATTTAAAATACAAGCATGAAAAAGTACTTATATTACCACATATACTTGACAGAAGAAACTGGTTGCTGGTATAATCATTTCTTAGAACAAGTGGTTTCAATTATTGATTGTGGCCTTTATGAACACATGGAGAAAATGTATATTGTTTGTATAGGTAAAAAATCTGAAGTTGAAATGTTTACTGGTATATGTAATACATTTGGTAAAATTGAAATACTTGAAAAGATTATTTTAGATGATGATGTAGAAGAAAATCTATCATTGCAACATATTTCAAAAATCGATTATCAAAAGAAAAACATAACTGACGAAACATGGACAATGAAACATTTGCAAGACCATGCAAAACGTGAAGATGCTCATTTCTTGTATTTTCATGCCAAAGGAATTACTGTTCCCTGGAGAATGAGAGAAGAAAAAATCTATCAACCATTTGTAAATTATTATTTTTGGAGAAAGTTTCTACAATGGGGTTGTATTGAGAATTGGAAACTATGTACAGATAAATTACAAGATAACTCTGCTGCAGGTGTCAACTTTGGTACTTGGCCTGTTCCACACTACTCCGGTGGCTTCTGGTGGACAAAATCAGAATATGTTAATAAACTTCCAGACATTAAAGAGAATGATTGGTGGGATGAAATGAGAAGAACCACACCATTAAACACTTTTGATTCTAATAGAAATAAACCAGAAATGTGGATAGGTTCAAAATTCAATAATGATTTTTTCAATATTGTTAGTCACCCTATCATGCCACCTGTTGGCACACTAGTCCAAAATACATGGCCTAGATATTGTTATGAAGGAATTGTCAAAAAATGAAAAATATATTTTTAGTTACATCATGTATGCAACCAACTTTTGGAGTTATTAATCTGGAAGATAGGTATAAACAAACATTAGAAACATTTGAAAGTATTAGAAATAAGACTGAAGAATCTTTCATTATGTTTACAGACAGTTCTGTGACTCCAATTGAACAGAGTAAAATAGACAACATTAAATCAAAAGTTGACGTTTATTTAGATTTAAGTAAAGACCAGCAAGCGCAACAATTTAATACACATGAACAATTAAAGAGTTTTGGTGAGAACTTTCTTTTATTGTCAAGCATAAATTACTTGAAAAAGGAATATAATTTTGCAAACATGAAAGGTCGTATGTTCAAGCTTGGTGGTCGAAGTAAACTCCAAGATAACTTTAATATGAGAGATTATGACAATACAGAAGGCAAATTCATCTTTAAGAAACGTCTGAACAGTTGGATGTCTGTAGAAGTACAGAAACAATTTGGTTCCACACACATTTTAGAAACCAGAATGTATTCGTGGTGTCTTTCACTGGTGGATGAATATGAACAGATAATTCTCAAGAACTTTGGTACAATGAACAAGGGTTTGGATACTGAACATTGTCATTTTCTCAATGTTCCTAAAGATAAACTGATAGAAGTTGATATGTTGAATGTTGGAACCACAATTGCCAGAACCGGCGATTATATGTTGGATTGATGTTTTTCGTCGATATGTATCTAACCGAATATTTCAAAAAGGGTTAATATCAATTAAAAAGTTTTATAAATAACTTATGGTAACCAAAGTGTGTTACAATTCTAAAGGCAGTTAATGAAAACTTTTATATCTTTTCTAAAAGAAGAAGCGGAATCAGAAGGTTCGGCTTTAAAGCACATCCATCACGCAGAAGACCGTCCACTAATGCACGGAGCCGAAGGGTTTGAACACGCGCATGGCGCACTCATGCAAGCACACGAACACATGAAGGCGAAGGCTAACAATAGTAATTTGACCATGAAATATGATGGTTCACCTGCAATTGTCTTTGGCCACCATCCAAAAACAGGTAAATTCTTTGTTGCTAGTAAATCCGCATTCAACAAGACACCAAAAATCAATCACACAGAAAAAGATATTGATAGAAACCATGGCCATGCGCCTGGACTTGCATCAAAACTTAAAGCTGCACTAAAACATTTACCTAAAGTGACACCAAAACAAGGTGTATATCAAGGCGATATGATGCATTCCTCAGAGGATTTACACCACCATGACTAAAAAAGTATCGTTTACTCCAAATACAATCACTTACACCGCTAAGGGTGATGAAGCTAAAAATATTGGTGCGTCTAAAGTTGGTGTAGTAGTCCACACAAAATACCATGGTTCAGACATTAGTAACATGTCTGCACACCATGATGTAGACCACCACAACTTCAAACAACATAAAGATGTACAGCATCACGGTGCAGAACATGATACTGCAAAAGTTGATTATCCAGAACATGCTCAGAGTGAATTCCATAAACACATGGCTGCAGCAAAAGCAATCCATGATACACACGGTGAAAAAATGTATCCTGCGACTGATAGGCACAGGGGCGAAAATACACATCTAACGACATACATCAATAAGACGGTTGACACTGGAGAAGTTCCTAGTGTCTCAGGATTGAAGAATCACATCAAAACTCAACACACCAAAATGGCGGATAAAGTTAAAACTGATAAATCCAAACAGACAAAAATTGATGCCGGTAAAGAACATAATTCCCATATTGAGAAAAACAAAGAGCATTATCAGAATCTTTTGACAATGCATCATCATTTAGCACAAGCTAAGAACACTCTAGTTAAACATCTAGAAGGCCATGAAGGTCACTATGAACATCACATTAGTGGTGTAAAATCTAAACCAGAAGGATTTGTGGTTCATCATACTCCTGAAGGTGGAAAAACTGAACCAACAAAGCTAGTAAATAGAGCAGAGTTCGCAAGACAAAACAGACTGAAAGTGAGAAAATAAATGATAGACTTACAAAAGAAACTTTATTGGGAAAGAGCCGGTATAGCTTTAGATGAAGAAGGTTTGCCAATTCTTACTGAAGGCCGCGGCAAAATTTCAGCTTCAGGTGCTGTTGCAGATTCTCATATTAAAAAATATTTAATGCCGCATGTGGGTTCAAAAACTCATACTCATACATTAGCTTCCGAACATGATGATTTACCTAAAGGTTCTCATGTAAAAATTCATGGTGTTGAAAAACATTATAATGTTGTTACAGGAAAACACCAAACACATGTTCATGTTGAAGATGAAGTTGGTAATCACCACACAATGCTTGCTTCAAAATTACACAAACCAGGTGAAGCTCCAGAAAATAAAGGACATGATTATGAGAACAAATTTGTTGCAAGACTAAAACATCATGGCATTATGCCTCACCACATGTCTGGTGCAGGTTCAACTGGTGGTACCGATTTTGCTGTTGAGAATAAGAAAAAAGGTAAATTTCACGCAGGTTCGGTTTCTGGTGGTTTACTTAACGGTGAAACTAAGAATGGTGTTACTGCCGCAATGGGCCAATTGACAATACACCACACAAAAGAAAAAGGTTGGCATGTTGGTGATGCAGCTAAAAAGAAAAGACCAGAATATGCAAAACATATTGAAAAATCTGGTGTTCTTGCTCACATGAATAAACATGAACCAAGTCCTGATAAAGCCAGTTCAACTGAATCTGGTCGTGCAAAAACAACTGTAATTAAACATCCAAATTTACATCCAGCTGAAGGTTATTTAAAAGACCACCATGTACATGTATTACAAGTTGGAGGCCACGGCACTTACCGAGTTGGTGAACATGATGAAACTGGCCACGGTTTACCTAAGATTTCAGGTAAAGGTGAATGGAGAATCAGAGAAAAACAAAAAGGCAACAAAACGGCAAGAACCGTTGCTTTCCATCCTGATGGAAAAAAAGGCCTAAACAAGAGTCATGTCGATTTAGACAGTGATGAACATATGGAAAAATTCAAAAAAACTTTGGGCCACACAAACTAAATGAAATCCTTTTTAGAAGTTATACAAGAAAAAGTAACTGGTGAATCTCACCATGTAATGTCCTTTGGCCGGATGAATCCTCCGACTACTGGCCATTTGAAACTTATTGACAAAGTAAAAGAAGTTGCAAAGAAACAAGATGCAGAGCACTCTGTTGTTGTTTCTCATTCACAAGATACAAAGAAAAACCCACTGTCGGCTGCTCAGAAATTAAAACACTTAAAGAGATATTCTCCAGATACAAATTTTGAGGCGTCTTCTAAAGAGAAACCAACATTCTTACAACATGCAGCTGAATTAAATAAAAAAGGTGTAACACATTTACACATGGTCGTTGGTTCTGACCGTGTTAAAGAAATGCACGATAAGTTGCACCAGTACAATGGAACACATCCTGGTGCTCTACATAATTTCAAGAAGATAACTGTTCATTCTGCTGGTCAGAGAGACCCGGACGCTGAAGGAACAGAAGGAATGTCAGGCACCAAGATGCGTGAACATGCCAAGAATAATGATTTAAAATCATTCAGAAAAGGTGTTCCCACGCATGTACCTGAACATCATGCAAAAGAATTAATGCACGATGTTCGTAAAGGAATGGGTTTACACGAAGATTACAGTTATGGTCGCCATAAAGCAATCTTCGTGACTGGTGGTCCAGGTTCAGGTAAAGACATTATTGTCCGTGAATGCATTGCTTCACAAAAGATTGTTGAGCATAATTTCTCACAAGTTTTGGATATCTTAAATGATAAACACAAGCTTGCAATGAGGTCTATGAATCCAAAATATGAGTCTGTAAGAACTCGTAGTCCCTTGATTATTAATGGACCAGCAGACGATTTGGAAAAGATTGGCCGTATCAAAGAAGAATTAGAAGAACTTGGTTATCAAACAATGATGGTGTTTGTTGATACGACAGATAATGTAAGTAAAGAAAGAAATACATTATTGTCTAAGATGATGATGGAATCTATTCGCCAAGACAAATGGCAGAAAGCACAAGAGAATGCAGAAAAACTTATAGAAATGTTTACAGATTTTGTAAGATTTGATAACTCTGGTGTCTTGGAATCAAAAGAAGAAGATATTACAGAAACTTACAATCTGACAAAAGAGTTTCTATCTTCCAGTTCTATTATAGAATCTTTGCAAAACGGTAATCGTTTCAAAGGTCTCTACGAAAGTTCTAAGACTAAGATTAAAGTATTGAAAGACAATAATAGTCCATTCATGCAGTTTCAGAAAAAGTTAGGTAAGCAAGATGATGTGCGTGACGGTGATGAAAAGTCAAACAGTACATATGCGTTTAGGACTTATGCGGAAGCCAATTTCAATAAAGACAAAGAAACTGATAAAAAGAAAACTGCATTATCTGCCGGCCGAGTTGGTGATCCAGGTGGTATTGGTCCAACAATGAATGCAAGAAGTGGTGGTGGTTCTAGTTCTGCTGGTGCTGGATTAGGCAATCAAACATATAGTGAAGCAGAAGAATTCGACAATAAGAATGTCGCTGCACCAGGTTTGGATGCTAAACCAAAAAATGTTAATCCAAATCCACTAGGTGAAAAGAAAAGAATTAAAGGTTTCAAAGAGTCTGTATATTCAGGTGAAACTGGAAATGAAATGGGAGTTGTGGGTGTTATGGGTGGTGCAATGAATAAAGAACCTCTGGTTATGCCTACAGATAAATACATCAAATCGGGTATTACGATTAAAAAATCAAAAGAAAAATCAGGAGCAAAATAATGTTTACTAAGAATAGTGTTTCACAATCAATGATAGACGCTGTACAGTCTGTTCTAGCTGAAGATAAAAAATTGCTTCTTGAGCCTGGAAAGAAAAAAGAAGACGCTCCATTTGATGGTCCATACAAAAAACCAGATACAAAACCTGGACACGGTGATGCTTCTAGAGTTAAACATTTAGCTAAAATGGCTATTCCTAAAAAAGAAGTCAAAGAAGAATTAAAAGGTAATCAACATGAGTTGGACAAGAACCGCAACGGTAAATTGGACAAAAAAGATTTCCAATTATTAAGAATGAAAAAAGAAGGCCTTGATCCAGTTGGTAAAGAAGATGCAGATATCAATAATGATGGCAACGTAAATAAGACAGATGGATATTTAAAGAATCGCCGCAAAGCAATTTCTGCTTCAATTAAAAAAGAAGAAGTTGAACTAGATGAGGGTTCAGGCTCAAAAGAAAAACAAAAAACTCCATATAGAGATATAAACAGTCCTGAATATAGAGCCGCAGTAGAAAAGCAAAAGCAAAAAATGAAAGACACTGCTGCGGCCCAACCTGGCAAAAAAATGCTATCCAAAATGAAAAAAGGAATGAAAGAGGAATTTGGTGACGTAAGTGAAGACATTGGTGCAATGCAAAGTGTTGTTGGTGAAAATAAAGGCAAAAAATCTATAAGAGTTGATACACTTAAAGGTCCTACAATTTCTAATGATCCTGAAGTTAAGATTGCAAATGCACATTTCAGTGGGAAATCAGCAACATTAAAAGCTGAAGGCAAAGGTACAGAAACTCCTTCTACTTTTGTTACCGATTCTGCAACACACAGAGAAATCAATAAGGCTGTTAGACCTACATTTAAGAAAATCAAAGAAATGTTAGGCAAAACAGGAACTTCGGAAGAAAAGAATGAAAAGTAAAAAAGATGTTATCAAAGATGTTGTAAAACCAACATCTATTTCACCTCGTAGCAGTTTTACTGACCCAAATGAACCCTGGTCAGCAAAGGCTAACGTGGCTGAAAACATCACATCTAAGCGTTCAAATCTGTTACAACAATTCTATAAATCTAAAGGTTGGAATGTTAACTACATTGCCAAAAATAAAAAAGTGTCACAATCTAAAACTGGCGATTTTATCAAATGGAAAAGAGACCACGGAATCTATGAAGAAGACCAAATTGATGAAGTCTCAAATGAATTACTAGGTCGTTACAAAACTGCTGCTGGGCAACAAGCTTCTAATCTAGACAAAGCTGGTGGTAGAGAAAACATCCAGAAGGCTAACAAGCGTTTCTCTGGTATCGTCAAGGCAACCAAGAAACAGTTTGCAAATGATGAGAAGCCTGTGGCAGAAGCCAAAGATGAAGGCGAATACGATTATGATACATGGATGAAGAATATCAAAAAACTGCATGGAGAAGTCAAAATAAAGAACCACCCAGATCGGTCTTTAGCTAAAGCCGCATACAATTCTTCAGGAAAATATGTTGGTTTCTACGATGCTCACGGAAATTCTAAAGTGCTAACACAAAAAGATTTATTAGAAGATACCCTTGAGCAAGGTGTGGCGGAAGGCTCGTTGAATGAATCCGATAAATTTACAAGTTGGTATGATTGGAAAGATCAGGCTAAGAGTAGTGGGTATACTATTACGAAAAAAGATGATAAAATTGTATCACTGAACAAACAAGGCCAAGTAGTGGGGCATTGGTCCGATGTTGGCAAGTTTCTAAGTGGTAAGGCGCCTCGTCCAAATTTCAAACGACCAGAAGAGCAGGGTGTGGCGGAAGGCTCGGAACAAGAAAAACCAATCAAGAAAAGTGACTGGTTTGACCCAACTGATATGCGTAGTCCGGAAAAGCAAAAGGCTGCTTACTTGAATCACTTGGCTGCTCAGAAACAGAATAAAAATATCAAAGAGCAAGGTGTGGCGGAAGGTTCAACAAATTTAGCATCATTAAGAGCCAAAGCAAGCCAACACAGCGACAAGATTGATGCTATTGTAAAAGATGGAGGTCGTGTTGGACTAAACGACCCATTGAGCAAACAGTTAAAATTAATACAAGCAAAGATTCAACAAGCTAAAAAGCAAGTTGTGGTGGAAGCCAAAGATGAAGGCGAATACGATTATGAAGGTGCCATGGCTAAAACACAACTACAAACAATTTGTAGAGCTGCCGCAGAATTAAAAGATATACTTAAAGATGATGAAAATCTTCCAGAGTGGGTTCAATCCAAAATTACAAAAGCGGAAGATTACATCACAACTTCACTAGATTACTTAAAATCTACAAACGAATTGGAAGAAGAAATTAATTTAGATGAAGCTTTATCTAAAAATTCAACTGCTTATAATTTTATCCACGATTTTGTTCATTCAGATAATCCAAAGTTTGATGGCAAATCTAAAGCACAACGTATGCAAATGGCTCTTGCTGCTTATTATGCAATGCAAAAAAGAAGTAGAACAAAAAATGAAGAAGTTGAACCTATTGAAGAATTGAATAAAGATACTCTATATTCATATGTTAATAAATCTGAAAAAGACCAAGACAAACAATTTACAACGATTGGTAAAGCTTTAAAGAATAAGATTGATGCAAAATCTGGAAATGCTGCTGGTCACAAATTTACAAGAAGAAGTCTTGGTATTAATAGAGCAGAAAAACGCCTAGAACAAGAAGGCGTTGGTGATCCACAAGCTGCAACACAATCACCTGCTGATGGTGCAAATGGTGGAGAAGAAGTTGCACCACGCAAAACCACGAAAAAGATTGTAAAAGAATTCTACGCACTGGCCCGCAAGGTTCAAGAAGATATGTATGATTGGGAGAAAGACGATAAAGCTGCAAAGCCTTATGGTAAAAAGCCATCAGTTAAAAAATATGACGGTGTAGAAAACATGGGTGATAATAAGCCAAATGCAAGGTTAATACTAAAAGGTGGTAAAACATTGACTGGTGAACCAAGAGATACCGTTGAAATTGATCCTATGATGAAGAACCGCAGTAAAATGCCGGATTACAAAAGTATGGATAAAATTAAACAGAAACCACAAGAACAATAAATAGATAGAATACCTTTCTACCCAAGGAGAAAAAATGTCAAACGTATGGAATAAAACCGATACCCCACAAACACCAGGTAACTTTGGACATCCAGAGTGGCCTTCTCAACGCCAAACAAGAACAGTAGCACAATTAACTACCGCTAACTCGACAGCCGCAGGCGCAACTAGTATTAAATTTACATTAGCTGCAAATGTTAGCACAGTTGGTGTTCTAGGCGGATTGTATGTTAATATGGTTAGTGGTGCTGCGGCCGCCAATCTTTCATCAAACGGCACACAAGGCATGTTCTTCTCGAATGTCACAACAAATGCTGTGTCTGCGGGAAATTTAGTAACAATGTCAGCAGCAACTACAGGAATTATTCCAGAAGGATCAGTAATTGCATTTGATGCAGCTATTGTAAGACCAACAGGTGAAGTTTCTAATACTTACTTTGCAGACACGGTTCTTGCAACAGATACAAGATTAACTGACGCAAATAATAAAATTGGTGGAGATCCAAATGCAGGCTGGGTTCATGTCAGAAAGAAAACAAATGGACTAACTGGTGAAGTACGTTACATCAGAGAAACGCTAGTATGTTTGACTGAAGCTTCTTCTACAAATACTGCCGGTGGAAATACATCTTGGGGTAGAGCATTCGCTAACACTTAATGCATTTCCTTTATAATGATTTTTGATGATTTAAACGAAGACAACTTTGTGATGTATGCAGTAAAATGTTATACATCACCTAGTTGCTTAATGTCAGAGTTCGAAGGAGACTTAAAAAGAACAAAATACCTAAAAAGGTTATTTCGTAGATATAAGGCCACTAAGAATATCAAAGAAAGATTAATACTTAATCATATTATACTTTTAAATAATGTTTTTGGTCCTGAAGCGACAACAAGAATATTGTTCTTTCGTATAGATGAAAAAGATTATGATTCATTAAAGACATTTTTGTTATTTTTAAATATATTGCCAAAAACAGTAATGGGTATAAGAGGTAAAAACATAGACACCGATTTAATATCCGTTGATATGAAAATAGCAGACATACTAAGAAATATATGAAAACATTTAGAAGTTTTATAGATGAAAAGGGTAGATGTTGGCCAGGTCATAAACCTGTTCCCGGCAAAACTCCTTTTTCTCCTGGCAGTTGTAAAAAAGAAGACCATGTGAAAGAACTTGAAGAAGTGGAAGCAATGTTTGATATTATTGAAGAACTGGTTATGGAAATTTCAGAAGTACATCATATTGATCCTGAAATTATTTGGGAAGAATTTGCAGATATATCAGACGAAGAACTATATGAGTCGGCCGCATGGCGCCGCAAAGAAGGAAAAGATCCAAAGGGTGGTTTGAACAGAAAAGGTATTGCATCTTATCGCCGTGAAAATCCTGGTTCAAAGTTAAGTATGGCAGTGACTACAAAACCATCAAAATTGAAACCAGGTTCTAAAGCAGCAAATCGCCGTAAATCATTTTGTGCTAGAATGGGTGGTATGGAAGGACCGATGAAGAAACCTAATGGCGAACCTTCACGCAAAGCATTAGCATTAAGAAAGTGGAATTGCTAATGTTTACATTCAAACAATTTGTAATTGAAGCTGATAAAAAAGATACGATCATATTGGATATACCTTTGATGATTCGTGTTTTAGAGTTGGCAAGAGAAGATATTAAATCAGATATGGACCTTCATCGTGTTGTTGAAAAATTAATAGATATTCGCAATAAAGGTGTTTTGACTATGGATGATTATGATTTTATTGCAAATATCAAAGAAAGTTATATGAAAGAAGACGGCATGGCTGTTGCTGGACCGACAAATGTAGTTGGTGGCGGAGCTATCGCAGGCACAGGTGGCCAAGGCGGAGAACCTGGTGTCAACTTGAAAAAGAAAAAGAGTGTTATTATGACACCAACATTCAAACGTAGTCCTCCAAAGATGTAGTATGTGGATACTTAAATGGTTGCCATTTTGGACATTTTATGCAACCATTATTGTTGGGTTGTTAGGTCTTGCTGCAACTTACCTATTGAGATTCATTCCACTTCCCGCAATCTACATCTATAAAACTCCAATACAATTAATCTCTGTGGTTCTGATAGCCATAGGCACATACATGTCTGGTGCAATCTCAAATGAAGAAGCTTGGTTGGCCAGAGTACAAGAACTTGAAGCAAAAGTAGAAGCGGCTCAGGTTGAATCAGTAAAAGAAAACGTAAAGATAGAAACCAAAGTTGTAACAAAAACACAAGTTATCAAACAGCGTGGTGAAGATATCATACAATATATCGACAAAGAAATTGTCAAGTATGATACGAAGTTTTTGCCTGGTGGAGAATGTGAAATTCCAAAAGAATTTATACAGGCCCACAATAAAGCAGCTGAGGCACCAAAATGAAATATTTAATTCTCTTATTTTTCATCCTATTAACCGGTTGTTCCACTACAGTTCCTATTGTTGCTAAATTTCCCGAAGTGCCGGAACGATTGTTAGTTAAGTGTCCGCAATTACAAAAAGTAAATGAAGACGCTAAGTTATCAGACATTGCGAAAACTATTACTAATAATTATACAGAGTATTATACCTGTGCTGTAAAAAATGATGCTTGGATTGAATGGTACCAAATACAAAAAAATATATTTGAAGGAATAAAATAATGGAACTATCACTACAACAATTAAAACAATTACTTCCTAAAAATCCATATGTTGACCACTGGCATCACGCCTTGGTTCAACTGTTACCAGACTATGAAATTAATACACCCCAACGTGTATCCGCTTTCATTGCACAGTGTTCACATGAATCCGGTGGGTTTACTGCACTTCAAGAAAACTTGAATTACAAGCCACCAACACTCCGCAAGATTTTCCCTAAGTATTTCCCCGATGATGCAATTGCTAATGAATATTGCTCACGTAAAAATAAACAGGAAGCTATTGCAAATCGTGTTTATGCAAGCCGTATGGGTAATGGTGATGAAGCATCAGGTGACGGATACAAATATCGTGGTCGTGGACTTATTCAATTGACAGGTAAAGACAATTATAGTTTTTTTGCTGGTTCATTACAAATCTCCGTAGAAGAAGCCGCAGAATATATGGCAACCTTTGAAGGTGCTGCACAATCAGCTTGTTGGTTCTGGGAAACAAACAACCTAAACCAATGGGCAGACAAAGGTGACATTCTAACATTGACTAAACGCATTAACGGTGGAACAATTGGATTGGAAGACAGAATTAAACATTATGAACATGCATTACATGTTTTAGGAGTTTAATGTGAAAGATAAAAAATTGTTGTTGCTTGGCATCTCTTTAATTTTACTCCCACTTTCGTTAGTAATTTTTGGTGGAGATAGGTTTCGTTATCCCTGTCAGGACCCTGAAAATTGGGATAAACCAATTTGTCAAAAACCAGCTTGTGATGTAACAAGAACTTGCGTAGAACATGTGTTCAAAGGCCAACGTGATCCTAGATTAGGACCTCCAGAAGAAGCACAGAATATATTAGCAAAACAACAATTAAATATGGTAAATACAGCACCAACCTGCCCGCCAGTACAACAAGGAGAAAATTGTGCAAAATAATGAATCAATATACACAGAAGAACAATTGATGGCCAGATTGAAATTCTTTATCGGTGTTTGTCTCGCACTAACACTAACAGGAATTGTTTTCGTTGTTCTATATTCAATTATCTTTGTTACACAACCATTGAATGCAATTTCTCCAATTGACCAAAAATTCTTTGAGTTGATTATTCCTATTGCTACATTCTTGACAGGCACACTATCAGGTATAATGCTTGCCGGTAATGATAAAGACTTGAGAGCTCAAGCTTTGACCGCAGCAAATAAACCTCCAGTAGTTTCAGGACCACCACCAAGTTCTCCTACACCTACACCAACATTTTCAACACCTAGTTTCTCTACACCAGTAACAAGTTTTTTTGGAAGTGTATCACAACCACAAGTTATTACAGGTTTTGGTGGTAAACCTGCTCCTGCGCCTGCACCTCAGCCGGAACTATAATGAATTTTATAACTAGTATGTTAAATGACGGAACGGACGAATCCGTCAGCAGTAAAAGAGTAATAACCTTCTTAGCATTTTTAATGTGTGGTATAGCTTTTATTGCTGAGTTGTTTTGGGGTTACAAAGTTTCTCCACAAACATATGACGCTATGATGTATATCGTTATAGCTGGATTGGGATTTACTGCATCAGAAAAATTTGCTAAAAAGGAACCACTAAAATGAAAACATTAATTTTATCACTTGCATTGTTATTTGGTATAACAACAACAGTTTATGCAGCAGAAAAAACCAAAGTATGCGTCGATGTTAAAGACAAAGCAGGCCAACCTGTTAAAGATGCTAAAGGTAAAGTGAGACAGAATTGTAAAGAAATGAAAGTTCATAAAAAATTAGAAGGCACAGCAGTTCCTGTGAAAAAGTAAATGGAAATAGATAATAGTGTAAGAAAATTGGAAGTTGATGTTGGTATATTGAAAACCAAGGTAGAAACAATAACAACATTGTGTAGTAAAATGGATCAAGTCATAGAAAGACTTGTGAATCAGCACGACCAGCAGTTAACAAAGGTTTACGAAAACATCGACAACCGTAGAAAAGAAACAGATATGGACATTAAAGAACTCCATGATAGAATTGATACCGTTTTGGACAAAGTTCAAATAACTGAAAAAACTTTATTGGAGGAAATAAAACTACTCCGAAAAGAAATGCAGGAACACAATTCTAAAGAAAAAGAATCCTTGGACAAATTACTCCAATGGAAGTGGATGGTTGCCGGTGGCATACTTGTTCTATCATGGTTGATTTCTCACACAAATTTTGATACACTACTAGGCAGTCTGAAATAACTTAACTTCCTGGTTTTATTATGAGCGTCTTTATTGACAGAAATTTCCTATTACTACTATCACCAAAATTGCAAAGGTTTTCCAAGAAAAAGGACGACCTCTACAACTTTCGGTGTCCTCTCTGTGGAGACTCACAGAAAAACAAATCTAAGTGTCGTGGATACGTCTATCGTAAGAAGAATGATTACTTTTACATGTGCCATAATTGTAGTGCATCCACATCGTTCTTTAACTTCCTTAAACAAGTGGATCCAAACTTGGTTGAGGAATATCAACTAGAACGATATAAGAATTCGGCAAACACCAATTCTCCTGAACCTGCGTTTTCAGAATTTAAAACAAAACCAGTTTTTATCAAAACGTTGGATTTACCAACTATCGAATCTTTACCAAACGAACACTTTGCTAAAAGATATGTTGTTGGTCGAGAGATTCCGAAGAAGATGTATTCGCAGCTTTATTATGCGGATGACTTTAAGGCTTTTGTCGATTCGTTTGGCGTTGAAAAAGATTTAAAAGAAGGCGATCAACGGCTAATTATTCCTTTCTTTGATAAAGAAGGAAACCTGACTGGATTTCAAGGCAGAGCACTAGGTGAGTCAAAGATTCGTTACATCACAATTAAACTAATGGACGATGTTCCACGCATGTTTGGAATCAACCGTGTCAATGAAGAAGAATCTATTTACGTCTTTGAAGGACCTATCGATTCAATGTTCATTAATAATTCTGTGGCTGTCGCCAGCTCTGCACTAGAATCAGCCGCAGAATATCTAGATAAATCAAAGATTGTCCTAGTGTTTGATAATGAACCTAGGAATAAAGAAATTGTCAAATTGATGGAACATGCAATTGATAATCATTTTAATGTTATTGTTTGGCCTGCAATGATCCAGGACAAAGATATCAATGAAATGATTCTAACAGGATTTGACATTGAAGAATTGCATGATATAATGGAGAAACACACTTTTGTGAATCTTAGGGCTAAAATGGAATTTGTGAATTGGAAAAAAATATGAATGTAAATTTGATTTCGTACTCTCAAGGAGTAGATGGTAAAAACTTATTAGAACAAGTGGCATACGCTGCCCGTGTATCTAATCCAACGAACCAAAACAACTCGGAGACTGCTGAGAAGTTGGTTCGATACTTGATTAATAACCAACACTGGTCGCCACTGGAGATGGTCTCCGTGTGCTTGGAGATTGAAACTACAAGAGACATTGCTCGGCAGATTCTCCGTCACCGTTCTTTTTCATTCCAAGAATTTAGCCAGCGTTATGCTGATGCTTCACAACTTGGTTATGAGTTAAAAGAAGCTAGACTACAAGATACTAAGAATCGTCAGAATAGCATAGAGACAGATGATGCTCAACTTGCTGAAACATGGAGACAAAGACAGCACCAAGTAATGGATGAAATTTTGGATACGTATCATTGGGCAATAAACAATGGTATTGCAAAAGAACAAGCTCGCGCAGTTTTGCCTGAAGGTATGACAAAATCCCGAATGTATATGAACGGAACGCTCCGCTCTTGGGTACACTATATACAACTCCGAAGCGCAAATGGCACACAGAAAGAACACCGAGAAGTTGCTCTTGCCTGTGCTGCATCAATTGAACCAATTTTTCCCATGATTAAGGAGTATGTTAATGAATAGTTCCGATGATGTGAAGAAATTTATGGAAGCTTGTGGTCAAACTGAAACAGGTTTCAACAAACAAGCAGAACTATATTTTAGATTAATACGTGAAGAATTTGATGAACTTGTAAAAGCATATTTTGAAAAAGATATGGTTGAAATTGCAGATGGTTGTGCAGATTTAAAATGGGTGATTGAAGGACTAGAACACACACTACAATTACCACAACAAGAAATTTGGAATGAAGTTGCAAGAAGTAATTTAGCCAAGATTGACCAAGAAACAGGAAAAGTTTTAAAAAGAAATGATGGAAAAGTATTGAAGCCTGAAGGTTGGACGCCGCCAGATATTAAAAGTATTTTAGAAAATAACAAGGAATAAACATGGAATACATGGGAATAAATATAGATTTGGAAAGAGATAAACTCTTTGATGAATTGGGCATAAAGCGACTTAAAGAGTCCTATATGAAAGAAAATGAAGAATCGCCGCAAGAAAGATTTGCATATGTATCGACCGCATTTGGAACAGACAATGCACACGCTCAACGATTATATGACTATTCCTCAAAACATTGGCTTTCTTATTCAACACCCATTCTTTCATATGGTCGTTCTAAAAAAGGTTTACCAATCTCTTGTTTCCTTAATTTCATTGATGATACAGCGGAAGGTCTAGTTGATAATCTTTCTGAAACTAATTGGTTGTCTATGTTTGGCGGTGGTGTTGGTATCGGCTTTGGGATACGTTCGGCGGATGACAAATCAACTGGCGTTATGCCGCACCTCAAAATTTACGATGCATCGTCTTTGGCTTATCGCCAAGGCCGTACTCGCCGTGGAAGTTATGCTGCTTACCTTGATATTAGTCATCCAGACATTATTCCGTTCTTAGAAATGCGTAAGCCAACAGGTGATCCAAATGTACGTTGCCTGAATCTACACCACGGAATAAATATTACCGATGACTTCATGCAATTGATTGAGAATTGTATGTTGGATGCAAATGCAGACGATTCATGGAATTTAGTTGATCCATATAGTAAAGAGATTCGTGAAACTGTTTCAGCCAAAAACCTTTGGCAACAGATTCTAGAATTGCGTATGCATACTGGTGAACCTTATATTCATTACATTGATACAAGTAACAAAATGTTACCTAAACATCTAAAAGATAAAGGTCTAAAAGTACATCAATCAAACTTGTGTTCCGAAATCATATTGCCGACAGATAAAGATAGAACAGCTGTTTGTTGCCTATCATCATTGAATTTGGAGAACTATGATGAATGGAAAGATGAACCATTATTCCTAAAAGATGTTGCTGAAATGTTGGATAATGTTTTAGATTATTTCATCACACATGCACCTGATAGTATTTATAGAGCAAGATATAGTGCTATGAGGGAACGTTCTATTGGTATTGGTGCTTTAGGATTTCATGCTTATTTGCAACGAAATGGAATTGCTTTTGAAGGTGTTATGGCTAAAGTTGTAAACAACAAAATCTTCAAATCAATTAAGGAAAAATTAGATGAAGCTAATAAAATTTTGGGATCGGAACGCGGAGAAGCTCCTGATGCTATCGGCACTGGCCAGCGTTTTAGTCATACTATGGCTATTGCTCCAAATGCTTCTTCATCTATCATCATGCGAAATACTAGCCCTAGTATCGAGCCTTACCGTGCTAACGCTTACCGTCAGGACACTTTATCAGGATCATTTCTAAACAAGAATCGTTGGTTAGACAAAGTGATTCAGGAACATCTTGCTGGTGACGGTGAAACAATATCAAGTGACGATTACAATGATATTTGGTCTACAATCATTGCAAACGATGGTTCTGTACAGCACCTAACATGGATGGACGAAAATACCAAAGCGGTGTTCAAGACTTCAATGGAAATTGACCAACGTTGGGTGATTGATTTAGCTGCTGATAGACAAGTATACATAGACCAAGGACAGTCACTTAATCTGTTCTTTAGACCAGATGTTAATATTAAGTATCTCCATGCCATACACTTTATGGCCTGGAAAAAAGGTTTGAAAACTTTGTACTACTGCCGTTCTGAAAAGATTGGCAAAGCTGATAAAGTTTCAAAGAAAATTGAGCGACAAGTAATCAAAGAAATTGATATGACACAAATTGCTCAAGGAAATGATTGTATAGCTTGTGAAGGATAAAAAAATGAAAAGAGTATTAAGATTTACAGCTGAATGGTGTGCTCCTTGTAAAACAATGGCAACTATGTTGGACGAAATTAATTGTGGTATTCCAATTGAAGTTATAGATATAGATAAATCAATTGAAACTTCAATGGAATTTGGTATTAGGTCTGTTCCAACTTTAGTAATGATGGATGGAAACATTCAAATGAAAAGGATGACCGGCATGAAAAAGAAAAGTGATTTGGAAACCTGGTTGAAAACTTAAATGAAACCAACTATTGCTGTATTCGTACATCAACCATATTGTTCTATACAGTCGGATAATGGAATAATCAAAGCGTTATCTCCAAAATATAACTTCAAAATTTTCACTAAACATGAATTAGAAGATAATTTTTTTGATGATGTTGATTGTATTGCAATACCTGGCGGCATCGGCGATGCTAGTAAATTTGATATGTGTTTTTCTGCTAACGGTGAACGCATAAAAAAGTTTATTGCTGACGGCGGCAAGTATCTCGGTATTTGCATGGGTGCTTATTGGGCTGGTCGAGAATATTTAAATATATTAGAAGATGTTGATGCAGTACAATATATAAAACAACCAAATACTTGTACTCACAGACCACATGCAAAAAACCTGTCGGTCATATGGAACAATCAACCTGAAAAAATGTTTTTCTATGATGGATGTGCATTAGTTGGAGACAACAATAAATTTGAAACTATTGCAACATATTGCAATGGAGATGCAATGGCTATCATTCAACGTAACATTGGGATAATCGGTTGTCATCCAGAGAGTGAGATACACTGGTATAACTCTTACAGTTGGATGAAAGGTTTATATCATAACGGTAAGCATCACAAATTGTTGCTAGATTTTGTAGATAAATTAATGAAAAAATAGGACGGATATGATAAAGAAAACAAAACAGGACGTTACACAAGAACGTACATATTTTAAACCATTCAATTATGCATGGGCTTATGATGCATGGTTAAAACATGAACAAAGTCATTGGTTACAT